AGAAGCAGGAATTGTGAAACTCTGAGAAAAGTCCGTGTAAGTCTTTGAAATGTCTGCTATATTCTGTTGAGTTGATGTAACCTGAATCTGCTCATCGTTGAATAGCTCAAGTCTTTGTCCTTCGATGTATACTTGTATCTTTCTATTCATTACACTACAGAGTTAATTGTGTCGTATGCGTATTCAAAATCTAGTTGGTAATTAATCATGTGTGTGTTTATGCTTTTGAAAAGCTCTGTTGATTTCGTGTTTATCTTCACTGGAGATTTATCAAGTAGGATTCTTTCGCTCAACATGAGTTGTTTAATCGTTTCTGAGAAACTTTCATCTACCCAATCAGTGTTAACCTTAATCTGTTCCTTTGCGTTCGTGTTAAAGACTTTTCTTTGTCCTTCTAAAACGTCATAACTTGGATATGTTGAAGGCATTAAATTATATTCCGTGTTCTCAACGCTGATTGAATTGTTACTCGCTTTGAAAAACCACTCTGTTTGCCATGCTCCAAACTTGTTAACGAAGTCGCATCTAACAGGTGTGTATTTACATTCTGATTTAGGTCTGAATGTCGCACTCCATACGGTGCTTCCTCCTGTTGTAATCTCAACTAAATTACCATCGTTTAAATATGTCGGCCATACTTTCGCCCAATCATTAACGTTAGACGTAGCTAAAGAACCTGTCTGAACTCCTCCTGTTACTAGATTCGTGTATTTGATTGAATATCCACTCGCTCCTTCAATTGTAATATGTCCTGTGTTCCCTGTTCCATCGTTGTAATAGTAAGAGTCTATAGGTGAAAGATGTGCTATAAATAAATTCGGATTTGCTCCGTCCGTGTAATTTCCGTATCCTTCATAACATCTTCTTGTAATCGTAGTTCCAAACTGAACGAATCCACCTGTAGTTTTCTTGAAAGTATTGATTCCAATCCAACACCATTGAGCAGCAGGAGTAACAGGATTTCCACTTGTGACGTTCTGCAATGCGTTATGACTGATATACTCACGAATGTAAGGAGATAAGTCGTAGTAAGTAGCAGGTGAGCTAGATGAAGGAATGTTTTTACTTAACGTGTACGCAGGTGAACTTGGCATTGGAGTAGTATTACCATTCCAAAGGAAGATTTGAATCATAGAAGCAGTCTGCCCTGTTTCGTTGATTGTTAAAATATAAGGTGAACGTGCGAAAATTGACATCTATTTTTGTGTTGGGAATACTGTGTTATTAAATAATTTTATTGCGTCTAATCCGAATGCTTCAACTAGGTCTTCAGGTAAACGCTTGATTGCTTTTTCAAATGGCTTTGTAAAGAATAAACTAGGTTTGATTCCGTTGTAATATACTGAACGAGCAATTGCAAACGATAAAGACTTTCGGTTTTTAAACTTTCCTTTTTCTCTAGGTGCTAATCCTTTACGAACTACCCATTTATCGAATGCTTTTGCAGGTGGCATTTTGTTCGTGTATTTGAAGTCCGTGTTGTACTTCTTTTTAATACCTGAAACCCCTTTGTCTTGATAGAAACCGTACTCCTCCATTGAGAAGTCCATCTCGAATGAATTAGGATTCGCCTTTACGTTTCCTTTGATTGAGTTATACAAACTCTTTGACGAGTTCTTTCCTTGACGTGTTAAGTTAGATTTAGCCTGACTCACTACGTAATCACGGAACTTGTTTAATTCGTTTTGTAACTCGCTTTGTTGCATCAGCAGATAGTCATTTCGTTTGGCACTACAACGTCAAATGTCATAGTCCATCCTGCAAGTAAGTTCTCGAATCTCTCTGTGAATGGTTCCAGTGTAGGGTCTGTTTCAATTACATATTTATCATCCCACAAATTACCGTGTAACATCTGTTGATAAGCACGATTTAAAACTGCGTGTTGTGTGTTTAATACGTCTAGTTCGTTGTTGTTCTCTTGGAATACATCTACAACTTCAGACTTGGAAATATCAACGATGTCCATAGCTAAAATTGATACGTTAAAGCTCATTGTGTTATCTCCTAACGTAGAACTATTCACCATGATATGAGTAAGTGGAAAGATAGTCTGTTTGTTTAGGTCTACTTGAAAGATGTCTCCTTGTGTAACTGAATTCACAATTGGGTCACTATCAAAGTGAACTTTTAATTTATTTAGTAAGTCGTAGAATCCTGTCATCTTTTTAAATTACGTTGGAATTGTCTGTGTTCGATTTCGTTTTTTTGCTTTTCGAAGACAAGATAGGTGAGACATTTAGTAAGTCTGAGTTCGGTAACTTCATCGAATCTTGTAACGTCTCCTTTAGCGAGTGCATATATTGATTGATACCATCCCCATCGTTTTGCAAACTGAGTTGTTTCTGAAAAGTCGTTGATAGGTTCTTGTCCTTCTTCATCTCCTTCTCCAAATAGTTCAGGGTAGCCTGCAGTAACTCGTTTCCTAAACTCCAAAAAAAAACAGATGATGCTATTACTACATCCAATGGAGCAAACTTCATCAACTCCTGAAAGTCAACATTCGGTTCGTAAGGAAGAATATCGTATTTATCTTTTCGTGTTTTCACGATTGGTCTGTACATCACTGACATCGCCTTGTGGTAACTATCCCAATTAGTAAGATGTGATTCCAAATCTACATACTCCCCGAATGTAATTGCTTCTAGTTCAGGAATGAATCCAAATTCAATCTCTCCTTCTTCTGCTTTTATTTTAAACCTGTTTTGGAACTGTGGTTTTTCTGAGAATAACTTTGTGAAGTGTGCTATAAGCTTATTTAAGCTCGTTAGCTTCATTTTAACTACGTCCTTTAACTCTATTCCACAAAAGATTTCTACCATCTTCTGAGCGACAAATTCCTCATCGTTGGAATCTGCCTGAACTCGTAGGAAGTCCTGATAGTGTTTAAGTGGAATTTCACTTAGGGAAGAAGGTACGTTGATTTCTAACTTCATAATTTTAAAACGATTTAATTTTTGTTTTGTTGCGCTAGGATAATGTCGTATGCTGCGGTCAACATCTGAAAGTGTCTGCGTATCATCATAACATCATCGAATACTATTACAATCCGTTTTCCTGTACGCTGATAGATGTAGTCCTCAACGACTCTTTTCATCATCGGTAAATCATCTGATGTTGTATTGTCCATAGTTCTTTTTTAGTCCTAATGTTTCCATCTCGTGATATCTCAATGCGTCTATAGCATGGTTAAAATGGTCTATAGGTATGTTTGTTTTTTCTCCGTCTTTCTTTACGCTCCAACAATAGCTTCTAAGTTCTTTGATTAGGTTCGTGCTGGAACTTGTAACTAGATATTCCTGTCGTTGCATTACGTCAATACCGAACTTGATTGAGTCAACTCCTTTGGTTACCCCTTTAATCATCTTTCCGAAACGTCTAATTTCTTCGATTGATTTAGGTTCTGATGAGTCTGCGTAAATAGTAACGCTGCTCGGTAGTATGTTTGCTATGTCTGAGTTTACCATTCCTGTTCGGTAAACAAGTTCGTTTATTATTCTTTGTCCGTTGTAGTTGTATATCTCTATTGCTGATGTAGGGTCGTTCGTGTATCCAAAGTCAAGTCCTATTCCTATCAACTTAGCTTCGTTTGGTATCTTGTCTATTGTTTTCCAATTATCAAAGATTACTCCCTCAAGGCTTCCGATTTCTCCTAGTCCGTAAACTCTCCACCAATTCGCCCAATAAGAACTCGTTGCTGCTTTCTCACGATTCTTTTCTATTTGACTTACTATTGATTCGTCTAATGCTTCGTTGTCTTTGTAGGTTAAGATTATAAAGTCGCTGTCCGGTTCGTCTTTTAGTTCCTTGTGTACCCAAAATTCATTAGCAGGATTAAAGTCTAAGAATACTTCGTGTTTCGTTCGTATTGCTAACTCGTTATAAGACTCAAATGTTACATTGTTACACTCGTTTATATACAAAATATCACGTCGTGCACCACGTAATTTACTTGAATCATCAGCTGAAAAGAATTCTATTACGCTACCATTAGCGAATTCGTACCTTAAAAGCGTCTTATTAAAGCGTTCATCGTAATAACGATTAGTCCACTTCATTATCTTTAGAAAGTCCTTTAGCGCGCCCCGTCTTAAGTGTGGGATACTTTCGGCTACTATGCTTATCTCTAATCCGTTTTGACGTGCGGCTTTGTCTATTAATACGGGTATAATCCCAAATGTTTTCCCGGCTGAAGTTCCACCCTGAATTATTTTAATCCGTTTTTTTAACCTTAGAATCTTATTTATTGCCGTCGTTAATGTTAGCATCTATATTGAATAATGGTTGCTCGATGTTTGTTTGTTCTACTTGCTCTTTTAAGCCGTTTAAACGTTGTGTTATGCTTGGGTTATACTGTCCTACCATACCGCCTGTTATTTGGTCTTGACGGATTTCTTTTCGTATACGTGAACAGACGGGCGAAAATTCTTCGTATCTTTTGTTTGAATTCTTAAAATAATCTTCTACGCATCCTACTCTATCCCAACAATA